TCGGAACCAGAAGAAACCAATTTGATAACCTCTTTCTCGTCTTCAATACGAAGCACGGCATCGGACGTATCGATCTTCTGAAACGGGTGTGAGGTGAACACAACCTGTTCCCATTTCCATGGGGTAAGCCCCTCGGAACCAACGGCTCCTGCGTAAATCAAAGTTCCTGAACTATCCGCCAGAGGAAGGGAGTCAGGAGTTCCATCAGCTGGGTCTATATCCACGGTTTCTGTGGAGAACAACTGAACCGTATCGAATACAGAGTTGGCTGTCAGGGAATAAGGCGGGTGCAGTGGGTGGGTGAAGATCATGGTCTCCACTTCAGGGGACCAGCGAACGTCGTAAATCTGGTCGTCGAGGTAAGGGATGGAGACCGTATTGCCGAAGCCATCATCCTCACCATCTACCCGCTGATACAACAATGTGCCATCTCGACCATAGATGTTGATACGACCAGCAGACAGGGCTAGAAGGTATCGGTTCTCATTGTTAATCGAAAAATCAATCAACTTAACATTCCCAGAAGCTTCTTCACGAATCCACTCGAATCCTTCACGGTATCGGGTGGGTCCTTGAATCGAGGGAATAAAGTTTTCATGTTGCTTGAGCCCCTTATTGAACTTATCTATGTCAATACGGCCGCGCAAATGGGGGCTCATTAAGCCTCCCGTAAAATCAGTGTTAGTCGTGTGGTGGGTAGCCATTAAGGAGCGTAAGGTTCACTGATGTCATTAAAGTTGTAATCTCGGCTGGAGTGCCCCGTGTGAGCGCCGATAAAGCTGGAGTTGGCGTCAGTCATGAAACGCATCGGAACCTTGTCTTGAGAAGCTCGGCGTTTTGCACGTTTGAAAGCTTTCTCGTATTCCTGATTCATCATGTTACGCTCATTGATCTCTCCGGTGAGAGGCTTGGCTATACGTGCAGCCAGCTTGTAAATGATAGCAGGAACCAAGTAGTCAGGGAGAACCGAAGCATCCGTGATCGTTTGGGAGTAGTGAAGGAATAGAGGGTCTTCATTCCCCAAAATCTGGCCTTGCTCTAGTCTATAGCTACCATAAGAGAACCCCTCAGCCGTGGTAACCTTGTTCAGGATGTTGAAATCGGAAGGAAGAGTGAAGGAGTAGTCAAACTCAGCGTCAACGGCAGGGGTCCCTGCGGACGTGAGTTCTACAACGACCCGAAGGTCTGGAAAATCATAATCCGACACGACCTCATTGAGGACCATCGAAAATGCGGGCGAGACAATTTTGGCAGCGGAACTGGTCGGATCATCAAAATCCGATTGTGTAATTGTTGTGCTGCCCAGTTCAAGCAGGGCTTGATTAGCTATTTTTAAATTAGTTGCCATATGAAAGAGGGTCCCTCACCCAACCCGAAGGTGAGGGACCACAGGTTCATTGTCGAGGACTAAGAGTTCTCGACATAGAGGATGTAGCCAGTGAACGTGTCGTCAGCTGCAAGTGCAGCAGTATCGACAGTTGCAAAGACTGTGGTCTTCTCCGTAGTTGTTACCAACGCGGGGTCGAACGAAGTAGCGGCTGTCTCGTTAGAGCCAAACGCAGTGACATTGTCATCCGCAGGAGAAGCGGTAGGAGTCCATCCAATATCAAGGGCACCTGATCCCGCGATAGTCACGGTAGTCAGCGCACCTCCAATAATGGATACATCCTTACCAAATTCTGCCAACTCGATCTGAGAGCCGTCAGCGACGACACCCGTAGCGGTGTAGGAGAACTTCTTGATGCGAACTCGCGCACCAGACTCGATAGGAGCCAGAGGCGAGGGATTTTCAGCACGAACCTGAGTCAGTTCAGTGCCTACGAGGTCGAATGTAATAGCGGACATAGTGTTCTATCCTTTCTGTTAGGGATTAGGTTTCGGTGCAACGGATTTCACCTGCGACTTCGCCCCACATACGGGAAGCACCAATGGATTGCTTGAAGAGCATATAAGGGATGTTCTTCTTGCTTGGGTCCTTCCACATATCACCCTTCAGGTCTTCACCAATGGTGAGCTTGAGGGCTTTAGGAGTAAACACCATGCAACGACGCTCATCACCAGCAGAGCCACTTGACAAAGGAAGACGCTCGCAAAGAATGAAGCGGTATCCCATGAAGGTGGTGACATTACCTTCTGCAAGGTTCTTACGAACCGAGTAGTCGGAGTTGATGATTTCATCTTCAGCAAGAAGTTCTTCCAGCTGATAAGAAGTAAGCAACATTGGCAGGTTGGTCTCAGGCTGAATAGCCTCAATGCGCAGCATCGCTGTGCGAAGTGCTTTGAGCTTTTCGATTGTGAGACCAGCTCCCACGGTTCCGAAGTTAGCACCAACTGAGATACCTTCCTTATCGCCAGACGCCAGAGTGTAGCGGCCAGCAGTAGCGGAAATCTTATTGGAAGAACCGTTGCTGTATTCACCGACAGTGATCTTGTCACTATTTTCGTCGGTAGCAGATACAGCGTAGCTCATAGCTGTGCTTCCTTCTTTGCCAGTGTAGGCATCGGAGAAATACTTCTCGATAAGGAAGTCGTCGCGCTTACGCTTACCAGATTTCAGGAGTTCCTGAGAGTAGGCATTCGAAGGATCGCTGACGACTTTCATCAAATCCTTGGGATCGATGTATCTTCCGATTTCAAAGTGACGTAGAGAAATGCGGCGATTGTCGTGAGGGATTTCAGAAACGGGATTGTCACCATAACGAGTGGTGTCCTCCGTCATTTCCTCAGCCTCTCCGATACGCTGCCAGCTCTTATACTCACTTGCTTGAGTGTCTCGATCCACTAGGGGATCAAGAATCGACGTTTCCTGTTGATAGGCTTTTTCGAAGCCCTCTTGGAATTGCCGAACGTATGCTTCCTCAATAGCAGAGGAACCTTGACCAGTGTAAACTGAATTTGCAGGCATGATATTTAAGAATAGAGATTAACGAATTGTAGCTAGGCTACGGTTTGGTTCGCTGAGCTACCCTCTCGGACTCCGCTTTGTCTTACGTGACAATCGGCCTTCTGAAGCTGTCCTTGGACACCGAAGTGCTACCCAATAAAAAAGGGCTATCCGAATTGGATAGCCCTGTCAAGCTTTAGTGCCTACTCACCACCATAAAGTTTCTGATACAGTTTGGTGCGCTCCTGAAGAAGTCGTTCACGCTTGGCTTTGTCAGCTGGGGTCATGGTGAACAACTTGTCCTCTGGAGCGTAGAGCATATCACCATGTTCTGCGTCGAAATCGGAAATCTGAGCCTTGATACCAGCGACAGTGTCCTGACCAAACGCCGAGCCACCGCCCTGCGAAGGAATCCCTGCATCAGCTACCAACGGCGACAGTGTGTGAAAAAGCTTCATGACAGCTGGGTGGTTGGCCACGATAGGGGACCACTCCATCAGCTCCTTGAGCTCAGGCACCTGTTGAACCAATGATTCATAGGCTTCATTGGCTGCTTTGTGGTTCAGTGCGTAATCGTTGCCCCATTCCTTGCGAAGAGCAACGGCCTGATCCTGAACAGCTGCGTTGATTTGCTCGGACAGCTGCCCTTCGGACATCACCTGTTTCTCCGCCCACTTAGCTTCCAGCTGCGAAAACTGTCTCGGAGTCAGGCCCATGTCGTGGGCGACCTGTTTCAGTTCGCCCAGAGTTTCTTCAGGAAGTGTGACCTCTTTGATATCCTCGCCTTCAAGTTGGATGCTGTGCTTTTCTGCTGGAGTGTATCCATCCAAGGTCTCCGGCCTCAACTGACTGTAAAAGTCACTCCACTCGTCGTCCCCCCAGTCTTCCTGCGGCACTGGAAGTCGTTTCTTACCGAGAGCGGATTGGGCGTTGATCGCTTGTTCCGCCAATGCTGAGAGGCTTTTTGTTTCTTTGAACAGATTCTTTTCACGAATCTCCTCGGGGAGGGAGGCAACGAACTGACTATATGTATCTTCGGAAGAAAAGTCCAAGGGTTCATTGGAGCCATTGTCTGGGCTTGGGTCAATACCCGTGCCGATACCACCGCTAGGGGTAGGATCAGGAGTAGGCTCTGGTTCAGGGAGATCGTCGGGATTTGGATTTGGGTCATCACTCATGGGTTTGTTCCTGTTCTATTATGTCGATTAGGTTTTGAGGGTCGTCACGACCCATTAGGTTTAGATAGCTCATGGCCAAGTGCCTCTTGCCCTCATTGAAAGCAGTAGCCTGTGGGTCAGCTGCAAATTTCGGTCGGGTGACCCCACAGTCGCGAAGAAACCGCTTGAAGAAGCGTTCCCCTGCTGGGGTTTCTACTATGGAGAGTAGGTCTTCACGAAACTGTCTCCGTGCTTTCAGGTTGGCTAGGGGAT